AAAGCATTAGCTGAATGGCTTACTCTTGAAGGACGCAGAAGCTCTTTAGTTGAGTGGATAGGGCAGTGTGAGAATGATTCCAGAATACATGGAACAATTAACAACATTGGAGCTTGGACAGGAAGGTGTTCTCACAAAGATCCTAATACAGCAAATATAGCTTCCCCTTTTCACGGAGAAGTTAAGAACCCTGTTGATTCAGTAAAGAAAGAATTTGATCTGCAATTAAGATCGTGTTGGACTGTTCCACAAGGTTGTTGGTTAGTAGGAACAGATGCTGATGGTATTCAATTAAGAGTACTAGCTGACTACCTTTGGCGTTTATTTGATGCAGATCAATACGCAAAGGCTATCATGGAAGGTAAAAAAGAAGACGAAACAGATATACACAACCTTAATAAAAAAGCTTTAGCTGTTCCACACGTAAACAGAGACATGGCTAAAACTTTTATTTATGCTTGGTTGCTTGGAGCAGGAGTAGCAAAAACTTCTCAAATACTTAAAGTTAAAGCTTCTGAAGCTATTGCAGCAAGAGAAAGATTTGAAAAAAGTATAGATGGACTTTACGAATTAAAGAATAGAGTTGTTCCTTTCATAGCTGAAAAAACTTACTTTAATGGTTATGATGGCAGAAGAGTTTACGTACCAAATGCACACAAAACACTAGCAGGTATTCTTCAGTCAGGTGAAAGCATATTGATGAAACACTCTTTAATCATGTGGCATGAAAGAGCAAGAAAGGAAGGTATAAATTTTAAGATGGTAGGATTTATACACGATGAATATCAAGTAGAAGTAAAAGGAGAAAAAGAAGAAGCAGAAAGACTAGGCCAGATACAGGCAGAATGTATGTTAGAAACAGGTAAAAATCTAGGGTTTAAAATTCCAACCCCAGGTTCTTACGATATTGGAAAAAATTGGGCAGAAACCCATTGACTATTATGAAAATTAGTTTTAAAATGTATTTATTGATAAAGGAGAAATACAAATGACAGCATTAAATGTTGACGTAGAAGGCACTCTTGAATGGGCTAAAATCTTTGAGTTTAACCGTGATAGAGCAGCTTGGAATGAAGAAACTGATGGTGAATACAAAGTAAGTGTAATCACTAACGAAAAGACTGCGAAAGAACTTAAGGACATAGGTGTTCGTAAGCAGATCACAAAAGAAGATGAAGGCTATCGTGTCACATTCTCTAGACCACACAAAGGCAAACAAGATTGGATGGGTGGGCCTCCGATTGTTGCTGATTTAAGTGGTAAGCCTTGGGATGTAGATTCTAAAGGTACTATTGGAAATGGAAGCAAAGGTATTGTACGCATCCAAGTGTACGATGGCAAAGCAGGAAAAGGTACTAGACTTATGGGTGTCCAAATTATAGATCACGTTGTCTATGAAGGTGACGGAAGTAATTCTAATCCTACTCAAATGTTTCAGGATAGAAGTACTTCACAAGAAGCAGCACCTTTCTAATATGTCAAAAATAGAAACTCTTGTAAGAGATATAGAAAGGACTCTTCTAGGGTTGAATGGTTGGCAGAATGCTCTTGGAGATAGGTTAGGTCAAACTATCTCCAAGACTGCTTCCCAACGGTTCAGTAAGCCACAAAAAAGAAGAAGTTATATTTCTTTTTCTTCAATGGGTACACCTTGTAAAAGAAAAGTATGGTATAAAATAAACGAGCCAATCTTAGATCAGTCTCACTCGCCAAGCCTATTACTTAAATTCTTTTATGGTGATATCATTGAAGAACTTATGCTTACACTGGCAGTTCAATCAGGACACGAAGTTGTAGGTATGCAAGATAGAATGCACATTGGAGACATGGTTGGTCATAGGGATGCTGTTATAGATGGAATGACTGTTGATGTTAAGTCTGCTTCCTCTTTTGCTTTTAAGAAGTTTCAAGAAAACAAATTAAGAGAGGAAGATTCTTTTGGATACATCAGTCAATTAAGCTCTTATGTTTATGCAGCAAAAGATGACCCACTTGTTACTGAAAAAACTAAAGGTGCTTTTCTGGTAGTAGACAAAGTAAATGGATCTATTTGTCTTGATGTTTATGATTTTACAAAAGAGATAAAAGAAAAAGAGGAGGAGATACGAAGAGTAAAAGAAATTATTGAAGGAGACATTCCAGAAAGAGGATACGAACCTGTACCTCAAATAAGTGGAAGCCCTAATAAAAAACTTGCTATGCCCTGTGTCTTTTGTGACTACAAAAAGAGATGCTTTCCTGAGTTAAGAAAGTTTGTATATAAAGATAAAAACTTGTATCTTACTGAAGTAGCAAAGAAGCCAA